TCCGCCAATCATGTGTATTAATCCAAATCCGTAGAATCCTAGTCCAGGCAGAAATTTAAAATGGACAAAGTATTGGATCCTTTTCTTACTTGGATCATTGGGCGCATAGTTCCTTCTTATCGAAAGAACTTTTCCACTACCTTCCTCAACTGTTATGATGTAAGGTAGCTTGATACCAGACGGCTCGCCATCTGGACCAATATCTTCGAAGCCTTCTAAATCTAAATCAACATGACATTCTAATAATGTATATACAGGTTGTTGTTTTCCAGATTTAGTTGTGCCTTCTAATTCTTTTTCTTTTTTTGAAACTTCATCGTTAACACTCATCGTTGGTCCGCCAAGTTCTATGTCAGCATAGAAACCAGAGACTTGTTGTTTACGTAAATCGTTTTCAGAAACTTTTAAAACATGTATAATAGATTCTGCTTCATCTAAACTATTTGCCGTGTAAGGCACCACAAGATCATCAGCAGGAACAAATTTTGATACAGCTCTTTGTATTAAAGAATCATAATAAACTTTTTTAAATGTAGATCCTGCTAATGGTAAATGAAATAACATAGAATCAAACTCTGGTTCGTATTCTTTCATTTGATCCATGATCTGATAGTTCATGAAATCTTTTACACGTTTTGCTTGTTGCTCTTTAGCTGGTGTTTTAATTCCTAAAATTTGTGTTCTAACTGGACCATCGCTTGGTAATAACTCTTTGTAAGCTGTTGCTTGAAACTGTGTTACAGCCTCTGCAAGAACAGGATGCGTGGCACCCGATGCACCTTGAAAAGGTTCTGTTCTGTTTTCGTACTTGAATCCGAGTAAGTCAAGCCCGTCAGTGTAAGATTTTTCCCAATCTTTTCTGGACATTTTATAGTCCATGTAATTTGTTTTCATTTCATTACCTAATGGATTTAAAACATCATCAGGTAAGATGTCTGCTAAGTTATCAAAATGAGATTCTGTGCCAGGTATGTTAATAGAACCTGGTTCAAAGTTGATAGTCGCACCTCCATCTTCTTCAGGTGTAACTTCTACTGGTAACTGTTCTTTGATCTCCTCTTTTACTTCGACCTCTTCCGCGCCAGGAACTTTTACTTCGGTACGAGTATTACTAGGGAGTCCTTTGTCTATATCTGCCATTTATTACTCCGTCATTTATCTACCACGTTTCAATAGAAAATCCAAGCCCTGTGGTGTAGGTCCTGATTCTGGCGGCGGGCCCGATGATTTACCAGCTAATTTAGCTATGCCGCCTCCTGCAAAATCGTATGCAGGTTTTTGTGATATTGGTTGTCCAAAAAATAATCCTGATGTACCAAACAATCTTTCTTGGTTTGCAAGATTTGCTCTACCCGAACTAAAAAGTTCTCCTAGCACTGCTTTATTAATATCTGGGCTGAGTGTTCTATAAGTATCAAGTGTGTCTCTATCTAATCCTGCACCGAAAGCTAGGTCATCTATGGTAAGCATAGGTGCTGCTATCTTTTTTTGTTTTATCTCTGGCGCTGCTATTGTTTCAATATCACTATCTATTTGACTGTCTCTAGCTTTTTGAACAAATTTAGGAAAGAAAGCTTGGCTCTTTGCAATATCTTGCGATTCAGCTTCTTTCATAGCCGCAAAATCTGTAACTGCTTCTGATTGAAATTTATTTTTTATATTTTGTTCAGCTTGTTTAATTTTATTTTCTTGTATGTCTCTAAGTCTTTCATTCGTAATACCAGTAAAATCTGGATCATTTTGTTGAATGTCTATTTCAGTATTGGTTCTAACATTCTTTAAATTTTCTAATGCTTTTTTATAATCGTTAGCACCTACAATTATTGATGCGGTTTCTGGGTTCAACGTTCTGATGTCTCTTAATATATTTGCTTTTTCTGTTTGATTACCTGGTAATAGATATTCTGATGCTCTTAAAAACGCTTCTTCTTTTGTATCACCTAAACCCATACGAAGTAATGATTCTCCCGTTACAAACATAGCTTCAGGAATCACACCAAACTTAACAACATTTCTTCCAAGTTTATATGCCCCTTTTAAAAACTGTGTTGCGTTTCTAGCTTCAGATCCAGGTTTAATATTACCAAAGTTAATTTTTTCTGCACCACGTGCAATACACTGTGCCGTAGGTGTTGCACCTGTTTGAAAACCAATACGACCGCCCGTTGCCTTTGTTACAGTTGGACAACCAAGAGCTGCAAGTTTTACTTTTAAATTTTCTTCTAAAGACATATCTCCCGTAGCCTGTATTTTTTTTCCAGTAGCAACTCTAAGTAATTCTTGTTGTTTGGCAGGAGAAAATTTAGATATATCAATTTTAGGATTCATAATAATTCTTTTACCTGCTTCTTTGTAATCTACATCTGGTGGACTACTTAAAAATTTTTTAAGATAGTCATCTCCTGTTACATTATATAAGTCGCCATATATTTCTCTTACAACTCTATTTTGAAGATCTTTATTTTTAATAAAGTTGGTAGCATTAAAAAGGGCAGTATTCATTTTTTGAGTTTGAAGTTGTAAGTTTTTAAAAGGAGACGCTTTAACCCCTCCTTTAGCATTATGTCCAATTGCTAAATTAGCTTTACCTATAACCTCACCAAATGGTTTTGTGCCTCCTTTTCCGTCAGGGACAGGTGTTCCTTTTAATCTTTGAAATTCATTAGTAGTTCTATAAACATCGTCAAATAAACCAGATTGTTTTCCTTGAGTTTTTAAACTTCTTGTATCCCATTTCATAGGATCGCCGTCTAAAGTAAAATAAACATTTTTAGGATTTAACCTTAAACCTGATTTCCATTTAATGGGTTTTCCAGTTTTTTTATCAAAAAATTCAATTCTAGATTTTAATTCGTTAAAATTATTTCCATCCCAGTGTCTTAAGGCATAATTCATAATGTTAACATCAGGATTTTTATACATTTGCATCGTGTCAACGTTTTTAAATTTAGAAGCTCCTCCTCTTCGTTCTGATGCGTACTCAAAAGCATCGCTAAATTTATAGCCCTCAAAATCATCAACATGAGCTCTAGTCATATACTTAAATATTTCATTAAATTTTTTCTTTTTCATTTCAGGATGCTTACTTATGGCGTCTCTTACAATTTTAACACTATTTACATTTGCTCTTTCTCCTATTATTTTATTTAATAAGTTAACTTTATATTCTTCACCTGTTTTTGCGGTTTTAATAAATTTCCAATTAGGGTCTTTAAGTTCTAGAATTCGATCATTTTTAATAATGTCATTAAAAACTTTCATAACTTTTTTCTCACGAGATTCTAATTTAGGTAAATCTTTATCTACCCACTGACCTAGGTCTTTGAAACCCCTAGCTTTTAAATTCTCTTCTCTCCCAATTTCTTTTCTTACAGGTATGTCTGAAACTTTTTTTAAAATATCTAATTGACTTACATATCTTTCTCCATCGTTTGCTTGTTTTATTAGTTTTCTAAGTAATTCATTTTTTTTATCAAACAAAATATTTTTAGGGTTTCTAACATTTTTTCTTTGAATAGATCCTACTAATTGTTTGTATCTTTTAGGAAGTCTTTTTTTTGAATATTCCCTAAAACTTTCAATTTTAGATAAATCACCTTTATTAAAAGCAGATTGAACTAATTCTTCATAATCATCTATCACAGTATTAAAAAGATCTATATCTACTAAAATTCCTGTGGCTTGATTAGCTCCAATTACTTTTTTCTGACTGTAGCTTCCTGGTCCATCAACCAAGCCACGTTTAGGTGTTTCCACAGATCCACCCATTGCAAATCCCAACTCCTTCTCTATAAACATTTGAGACTCTGCATCTAAGAAAGGTCTAATCTCTAGATATTCTTTGTAAGCTTCTCTTGTAGATTTTTTTGGTTTGCTTTTTGGTGTTACAGGTTTTTTATCTGGCTTAATTAAGTAAGCCATCATCTGATTATATTCGTTAATCTTCATTACTCTCCTAGCATGTAGGCGATACCGCCACTTGCAAGTTTTTTCTTTTTAGTTTGAACTTCTCCAACCTCGTTTAAAATTTCATCAAGATTATCTAAACCATCTTCAATGTCTTTCATCTTACCGTCCATGTCTGGTCTAACTGTTACTTCTTCATACTCATCAGGAACCTCAATAGTTTTTCCAGTCTTAGGATCTATCTCTTGATACCCTTTTTTAAAGTCCATAACTTCTTGAGATGAGATTCCATCGAAAGTATCAAAGTCTCCATCTGCAGTTTGAAAAGTTCCCATGCCCTCATCTGTTTTTACAACTCTCATGTCTCCAGTAGTTAAATCTTCAGTAAGTTCATAATTCTTATATTCAATAACTCTTTGACGTTCTACTGTTGCAGCTTTTTGTGTTACATCTGTACCAAATTCTTTTATCTTCTCTACAAGTTTTGGAAAGTATGTTGGCACACCAGAAGTAGTTGCTGCCTCAGTAACTTTAGCAGCAGTCTTAGCGCCTTTAAAGTATTTACCAACAATAGGTAGTGCTGCAAGTCCACCCATTAATTTTAAAAATGTTCTACGAGACATTTTACTGCCGTCCTTAAATGATTTTCTAAATCCAAAACCTATGCCTTGATTGGATGTATCACCAATAAAAGGCCCGACACCAAAACCTAGAGTGCCACCCATAAATGGCATCTTATAACCTATGCCAAGATTAGGTGTAGTTCTTTGTCCAATTGCTTTCATTAGTTCTTTTAAAGAACTGCCTTCAGTAATTATTTTTTCATTCATCATAGGCATTAAAGGTTGGAACCCAAAAGTTTCAGGCATCACTGGTGGTAGATCTCCTTTGGGTTGACTTTTTAATTCTATAGCAGGTAAACCAGATCCAGAACTGCCATCTCCAAATCCTATTCTTCCACCGTCTGCTTTATCCTCTGGTGGTTTTTTAGCTTTTGCTTTTTTCTCTATTTCTAATAATTCATCAAAGCTTTCATTGCCACGAAGTTTTGTACCTAAAAAATCTTCCATGACTTCATAATTAATTTTACCTGATCTTGTTTTATCTCTAGCCTCAAACTCTTTAAAAGGTTTAGCTCTGTCTTCTAACTCTTGTAGAACAGGATCTACAGGATCTTTTGTTTTTTTAGTTTTAGACGCTATGCCTAGTTTAATATTGTCAACATTTTTACTTGTCAGTTTAGCCAGTTCGCTCATCAGATCTTTAGCTGAAGTTGCTTTGACTGGATCAACTTTTTTAGTGTCCTTAACAATCTCGGGCTTGAAACCGATAAAAGGATTATCTTGAGAGAAAACATCTGTTTCTTTCATTGAATCTATGATTTCTTTTCCTTTAGGAGCTGGTTGGTTTCTATTATTTAAAAATATTTTAATTGATGCTTCGTCGATGTTTTCAAGTTTGTAACCTGCTTTCTGCATCTCGGCGATGATGTCCATGGCCTCTTGATTCAGTTTTAATGTGTTTGTTCCAATATCCGTGATTCCTGAACCTTTGCCCACGCCTCGTTTTCTTATGATCGAATATACTAAATCTCGTAAATTTTTTAATCTGCTAACCATTAATAATATACCTTCGGTGTAGGGTCTTTTTTCTCGTCAAGATAGTCTTCAGGGTGAGTTATCAATCCGCCCTGCCTGAAGCGCATGATAGCTTGTGTTGTAGAATCCACAAGGTCGTCGTAATCGCCATTAGGGAATGCTGCACATTCCTCGATAACCTCTTCTGCAAATTTCTGATCTGGCGCCCATATCATTCCAGATTCAAAAAGAGGCGCTACTGCGTTTACTCTAGCATGCTTATCATTTCCTTTGCTAGGTGTAAAGTTAATTACTGGGATGTCCATTTGCCGAAGCTCGTAGGTTAGAGGCAATCCTGATGCTTTTGCCTCTATAATTACAGATTCAGGTTGCCAATACTTGTATTGCTGTAAGGCTAAACGTCTAAGTTCTGGGAACTCGTATCGCCCTTTGATAGCGTCCAGTAATATTAAATTAGCTG